GTATTACTCGAACACAATAGCAACGTGGTAGTTCTTCCTAATGCAATTGACTTGTCGCATAGAATGTGGCAATTCGAAACAGAGCCTAGCGATGTTGTTCGCATAGCATGGCTTGGGAGTAATCAAAGACACCATGATTTATTGAGATTGGTGAATGCGATTGCAAAGCTTTATGCAGATCCCGAATTAAAAGGAAAGTTCAGATTCGTACAAGCCGGTGGTGAAGGAATCGATAACTCTATCTTCGATGGTCCAGATTTTAAATGGCTGAAACAAGCAGCGCCATTTGAATATGGAGTGTATTACAAGGAGGTGGATATATGTTTAGCTCCATTAAAGGAGAATAAGTACAATCAATGTAAGTCTGAGATTAAGATGGTTGAGGCAGGAATGAACAAGAAGGCGTTCGTTGGCCAATCTTACGGAATATACAAGGAGCATATCACTCATGGAGTAAACGGATTCTTAGTGGACGATGATGAGAAGTGGTACAGTATTCTTAAAGCATTGATTTTGGATAAAGGGACTCGTGAGAGAGTATCTCAGAACCTACATGAATACGTTAACCCTAAATTCGCATTGGATACAATAGCAAGAAAGAGAGTTCAATTTTATAAATCACTATGTAATGAAAAGTAAGCTAACTGAAGAACACCTAAAAGCATTAAAAGATGCTGTGTACCCAATGCAGTTCCAAAAGACTAAAGTGGGGTTAAGAAAGACCTTGCTCGTTAGAGAGGTTATTGGTGTAATCAAGGAAGATGTAATGAAGCCTAACTGCGAGATAGCTGCAGAACAACAAGGGTTGATTGAAACAGTAATTCCAAACCTATGGGTTCATCCAGATACTCGTGAAACGAAAACTTGGACGGCTATTGGATTCAAAAAGGTTGGCTACATGACTGAGGAGAACTATGCAGAGTTTACAGGAGGGAGTATTATGTACTGCAGTTGTGCATACCCGATAAAAAGTGAAATAGAAACGCACTGGCCATGTTGCCGTAAGTGCAGAAAACAAATACTATAATGGGAGCAAGACATCCATACGAATTTTGGTGCACCGACAAAGACGGTAAGAGGCATCACGAATACTTTAGCTACTCGTCTACGAGAGCATCAAGGGTTAAAGCGTACATTGAGAAAACATACGGAATCGATATCGAGTCTTGTGCAGACTTTGGATTCCGAAGAAACCACGACATATGAAAGGATGGTGTAAAATATTAGAGCTAGACAACTACGACATACTCGTACAGAGACTAGCGACTAAAGAGGACGGAGAGAACGTAAGCATAACTGTCAGAATGCCTGACGGTCAGTTTATCAAGACTGCATCCTTAGGAGATGGTGAAGATGCCGAGAAGAAGGCTATCGAACTATTCGAAACTTATGAAGCGAAGGACGCGAAACTGTTCATAGATGAACTTGACAAGTTAATTACAGCAAATGACACAGAAGAAAACAAAGACACAAAAGATTGATGGCGAACAGTTCGTTGACAAGGACACGGGGGAGACTTTGGGCTCTGCTATTCCTGGTATTCAAACTGTAAGATCGGTTGATGAGAATGTTGTAATCATGAATAGTGAGGAATATGTCATTTTGGATAGCCAAGCATTGGTTTATATCCAAGACCACTTCAACCCTATGGACTTAGGTCGAATTATGAAGATGACCAACATGACTCAAGGACAGTACAACGTGTTGTATAAAGGGGAGCAACCTCATAGTAAGCAAACGCTTATGACTGAGCTTGACTATTCTCGCAACAAATTTTCGAACTTCCTAAAGCGATTAGAGATGAAGAGTATCATCTACTACATCGTTGGGTATGTCGATGGAAAGCGTGTACGTCACATTATGTTGAATCCTAACTTGGCTAGGAAGAGAAAGACAATTCACAAGGATTGCTTAAACTCTTTCCAAGACATAAGACTGTTGAAGTAATGTGGGTATTAAAATAATGAAGGCATTATGAGTGGAGTATGGAATCAAATGGATCCTAAGTTTAAGCATCCATATTTCGGAGGTTCAGAGGTTATTGAGAAATTCGAAAGCGGGTCGATAGTAACTAGGGAGTGTGAGCCAATGACTACTGCAAAACAGTATTATTGGAATGGAATCACCTTGATTATCGTAGGTAATGACGCTGACGAGTGTGATAATTTCACATGCCAAAAGGCAAAGCTAAAGGGAGAGAAGTTCCGAAAGGTAGCTTCTGCTCGAATGGACACGATGGAGGCTGACGCTTATCGTGAAGTAAATAACAAGATGATTGAGACACTTAGAGCAAATGGAGTATCTTTGTCCGATAAGGATGCGGTTAGATTGCCAAGACTCAATGAAAGTACAGATTTGGAAACAGTAATATTAGTGCATAACATTCTAAAAGAGAAATACAATGTGGATATACAACGAGAGGGAGTTCAAGCCTGAGGATATTCCGGAAGGAGCAGAGGGTTTCATCTACGCAATGAAAGCAATCATTGATGGAGAGGAACGGCTCTACATAGGAAAGAAGAACTTTTACAAAACCAACAATGTGAATAAGGGTAAGAAGGAACTTGCCGCCATGACTGATAAGCGTGGTTCAAAAAAGAAGAAGGTAGTGAAGTTAGATTACGAGAACTACTTTAGTTCAAGTGTGGAACTCAAAGCTGCTCATAAAGATGGAGTTGAGATTAAAAGACTCATACTCCACATTTGTCACTCTAAGAGAGAGTTGACATATCAAGAAGCTCGGTATATGTTTAAGCTGGACGTTTTGGAGAACGAGAAGTACCTCAACAAATCCATACTAAGCAAGTTCTTCCGAGTGCAACTAGAAATTAACAACCCAAAAAATAACAACGATGTCAAAACCGAAGAAACCGTTTAGCGACCTAATGGGTACGCGTATTATTATTGAAAACTTTGCAAAGCCTGCAGAGGAAGTAAAAGAAGAAAAAGTAGCAGGAACTCCCAATATTATCCTATTGGATAAAGATCAAAAGGAAGTTGATGCCGAGAAGAAAGCTGAGGAACTTGTTAGTACTGAGAGATTCACAATCCTACAAGTAGGAGAAGGGTGTAATCCAAAGTTCCAAGCAGGTCAAGAAGTCTTTATCGAAAAGCCTGAGAGATATTTATCTCCAGAGAACGCTGAGGTGATAATGGAGGAAGGAGAAATCATTGGCTTCATCATCGCAGAAAAGATTATCGCAGGAATATATTAATCGAACATCTCCAAACTACAACCCTCGGCAAATGCGTCGGGGGTTTTGTTTTTACGCCAATTATGAGTATCTTATATCATACGAATAAAGATATATCTTATATCATACGAATAAAGATATACCATGAGTCAAAACAATTTATTACGTTAACTAGCTAAGATGCAGAACAATAGTCAATACATAGCAGCATTAATTAAGAAGCAATGGATTCGTGAAGAGTTTGTTGCCTCTGATTTATTGACGCTAGATGTTTTAGATGAGGATTTTGTTGGTGGTTACAAGCCGATGATTCTTCAAATGGGAACATTGCGAGATATACTTCTTGAAGAGATGTCTTTCTTGAACATGCCCGACACTCCTGATACCTATGCAGGTTGGGGAGGATTTGTTCCTATGGTAAACTCAACCGAAGATGGGTTAGAATTTGCTTTGTACATAGACGAGTTCATCGAACTTACAGATACACCCTTAGATTACACAGGCTCAGAAGGTCTTCCGGTCTTTGTAAATCTTACAGGTGATGGTTTAGTCTTTGGCAACCCTGTTCCTCAAGAATCACACTATGAAGCGAGAATTCGTTTTGACGATGTAAATCAACCTTCAATAGATGAGCTTCAAGCTGACAACTTAGGAGTTAGTGTTCTTTGGACTAGAACTGCAGTGGGTGTGTTTCAAGCTACGTTTAGTGGTTTAGTGGATCCTGCCAAGCTTACAACATACTTAGGAAACAGTTCTTCTGGATTCTTTACTGTTGGAAGTTTCAATGCAGGCTCTATCCAATACGTACATCGTGACTTCACAGGAGCGATAGCTGACCCGGCAAGCGTTATCTGTATCGAGATAAAGTTGTTTCCATAACTTTTTGTAACTTGGTTCTCGCAATATTGCACGGTACCATGAAAAAATAACAAGAATATGGTAACTTATTTTAACAAGACAGACATGATTTCCTTTGCGGAATACATGGTGTCAGAAGAGAGAACTCAAAGAATCATTAACCACCCAGAAGCTGCAACTATGGCACCTGTCGAGGATAGGCTAAAGCAAGTACACAATGCCGACTTTCAGAATTGGATGGAGTGGAATGAAAGAAAAAAAGCAGAAAAGGTTGCACAGGATTAAAAAATTGTGTTAGATTTGCCACATGAATAAAAACACACTCTATAGTAGATGTCTATCGTTATGGTTCCGTAGGAACTCTGACCTAGCTATGCTATAATGTGATATAAGATATATAATCTCCCAAACAGAAAGCTCTAGGTCAAATGACTTAGGGTTTTTTTTGTGGAGTAACATTTGGGGTTGTTGCCAACGTGGTCAAGGCAGGGGTTTGAAAAGCCTCCAACGTAAGTTCGATTCTTACCGATCTCACAAACATATGGGATGTTATACCGTAGGGGTAGCGGGACCGGTTGTAACCCTGTTGTCTATGACTTGGGTGGTTTGACTCCATCACGTCCCATTTGTTTGTTTAGCTGAATAATTTTCGCTATCTTATTATATAAATGATAAATAGTTATGTCAATAATAAGCAACAAAGATAAAGGGGGGAATAGTAGCAGGTTTAGCTGGAACCATAAAGTACTCCTTGGATTACAGTCTATTTCAGATTCTATTATAAATAGCAACCTATCCCCTAAAACAGGAACTCCAGGAGTTTTAGATATTACTAACACCGCAGGATCAACATTAGGAAACTGGCAATCTTTCACATTTGTATGTGTTGTAGGAACTGTAACTATAGATGGAGAAGTTTTTCCAATAGGGACGTATACTTTCTCTAATAATAATGGAACACTAAATAGTATAAGTTACGATGCATCTACATCTACAGATTGTAAAATTATATTTGTAGCTTAGCAATGGCAAGAACAGAAGCACATATTAAAATAGCTACGGGCGGTGGAGGCGGTGCAAATTTAACTACTCTTACAACTGGTCAGACCACTTCTTTTGCAACTGGCGATGATGCAAGCGTACCCTACGGTAGAGAAGCTAATTTTTTAACACTTGCAGCAAATAGTCCAGCGGGTAATACTTTCAGATTTACAGATACTTTATTAGGCCAAACATTTTCGAGTGGAGTTGCTATTGATTGGGCGTATAGGGATGATGTTAATGAGTTGGTTGTAGGTTGGCAAATTGGAGATAACGGCTCTAACGTTAATTGGGAGGATGCAATAGACTATTGCCTGTCTTTAATATTGGACACTTATACAGATTGGAATTTACCAAATAGTAATTTAATAGATACTCTTAAATCTACTATATATAGTAGAACCTTAAACTACACTCCTTTTTCAGTTACGGGAAATGTTTCGTTTTGGAGTTCCTCAACTTTAGAAGGTGTCTTAACAACATACGCCGCAAATTTACCTAATAGATTATACGGAACGCTTGGAGCGGTTTCTAAAACCTCAACTAGTGGAATGAGAGCAAAAGCTTATCGAGTTTATACATACGCAGAACTTGGACTTTAAAAACAAAAAAAATGACTTATAAATTCCCACAATTTCAAGTAGAAATAACCGATCCAGTAGTAACGGCAGATATTAACACAATCAGAGTACAACCAGATGCAATGCAGATTTCTGTAAGCATAAAGCTAGAAACTGCAAATGCTTCACTCTATGGAGTTCTATTAGATCAAATCAACGTAGTAGATTTAACGTATGAAAGTTATGAAAATCTTATGCTTAGAGTAATGTCAAGGCTAAACGATTTTGTCATTAACATTTAATACTTTTTAAAGATGGCAAGAACAGAAGCACAATTAGCACAATTAACAGCTAACCCAACATCATTGTATGTAGGCTTATCTGATAGCGCTATTTTAACGGGAGCAGGTGAACAAAGTTTATTACCAGCTACAGGCCAAGGTTCTTTAACTGTTCCAGCAAATGCATTTAAAGTTGGAGATAGCTATTGTCTTGTAATGGCTGGAGAAATATTATTAGGAGATAAGGATGATGATTTTACTCTTAAAGTATATCAAAATGGTACAGTCTTAGGAGATATAACAGTAAAGCTTGAAGACATAACTGTTGCAGGTATAAGTTTTTGGGAAGTAGAAGTAGACTTCACTATTAGAGCAATAGGTGCTACTGGTTCAATGTGTACTAACCTTGATTTTACTTTTAATAAAAACATTACAAAAGATTTTAAAGGAAGTAGACATGTTACAATTACCACATTAGATACAACAACAACAAGTGCTTTATCTGTTACAGGACAAGTAGTTGGAGGAAATGGTTCTTCATTAGTAACTAACATGATGATTTTACATAGAGTATTTTCAGGCACATAGTTAATTATAAAAAGGTAAAAAAATAAAGATGGACTACACAGGAATAACATTTGGACTTGACGTTTTAATCTCAGTTATATTTGGAGCTGGTGGAGCATTGGCAGTCTGGTTCAAAATGAAGGGGAAACAAGATATTCAATCCGTTGAAATTGCTGGATTAAAATCTGACCTGGAGGACTTGAAAGAGGAGAAAAAAGAAAGCCATAACCAGATTTACAATCGTATTGATAGCTTAAAAGTTGTAGTTGAAAAAAATAGAGAAAATTCTGACAACGGAATCAATGCTATGACTGCAAATATGAACGCTATGGAGTTGAGGATTATTAAGGCTATTCACGATATTAAAAACTAAACAACATGATTATGAAAATTTGGAAAAACATCGTATGGTTCTTTACAGAAATAATGAACCTTTGGTCTGATGAGCCTTCATACTTCTCTAAGAAAAGAGTTGAATCAAGTATTGCATTTATAATTGCACAAGTAGGAATGATTACATATCTATTTACTCGAATAGGTACAATGGATATCTATGAGCTTCTTATGTGGGCAGGGGCAGAGTTTCTTATTGCAGGATACTCAATTAGTCAGATACAGCGAGAGAAGAAAAGCAAAAACGATACACCGTCTAAACCTCTTGGATAGATTTAGTATATTTGTCTTATGAATAGACTACTTATATTTCTAGTTTTAGCTTTAGGAATGGCTTCTTGTTCAGCTCCCAAACTGTATCAGCAAGGTCTTAATAAAATTGAAAGAGCAATTGAAAAAGACTCGACTCTAGCATTTCCTAAAGATACACTCTATCTAATTGAGTATGATACTATTCCCGGAATTGATGGGACTGACTCTATAATAATTCAGAAGGAAACAATTAAGATCCCTTGTGATTTTAATGTAAGTGAGTTCAAAGAATTGCAAGCTGCTAAAACTCGTAGAGAGTTAAGATTTGAACGGTTAAGAAACAGAGACTCTTTAAGGCATAATGCTAAGATGTACAAGCTTGAAACTGATCGTTTAGAGGATTCATTGAAATACGCAAAGAAAGCCAACAGGGAGCTTACAAGGCAGTTGAATGATGCTAATGATATGGCTAAAAGATTAGCTAAAGAAAAAACAAAGCAGATGAAAGGTGGTTGGTTCACCCGACAGATGGGTAAGATATGGTGGCTGTTATTAATACTTGGACTGATAGCGGGGTTCGTTCTCAGAAGCTATATTCCTTCAATACCAAACATTTTTAAAAGAAACGGAACATGAGTGTAATTGTAAAAAGAGGGGATTACGGTCCTCACGTAATAGAGATTCAAAAAGGGTTAAAGAAAGTTGGTCTATGGCCTTCATACATTCCTTACTCTCAAAACTTTGGCCCTACTACTGATAGAATCATTCGTCATTTCCAGAAGATTAATGGATTGGTAGTTGATGGAAAGGTTGGTAAATCTACCTTATCTCGACTTGGAGTTCATGTAGTTCAGCCTAAATCTGGATTCGATGAGAAATACAAAGGGGTAACTATAATGGGATCTCATTTCCCTGACAAACCAATCAGTTGGAAAACTCGAGTTAGATTAAACTCTGAGATGACTAACGAGTATCTTCCTGCAATGGAAGAGGTAATGGTTGGTATGCCCGAAGGATTTAAGTTACTGATCACAATCATGGCATACAAGGAAGGATTCCGTAAAGGGACTCGTTCTTATCGATACAACAATCCGGGTAACATTGGGAATACTGATTCAGGAGCTAATGCTTACCAGAAGTCATTACTCGCAGGTGTACGTTTACAGAAGGAGTATGTTGAGTCAATTGTAAATGGAACTCATCGAGCTTACCCTATGGGGAGGAGAAAGGTAATCAAGCCTTACTTCAGCAAGGAGATTGCAAAGCATACTAAACTATATGGGATGAGTCCATACGTTCCTGGGTATAATTTTAAATTCACTGGACAATTGGATCAGTTTGTAAAGATATATTCTACAGGAGCTCGTGCAGGTAACGGATATGTAAACATGATTATCTCTTACTTCGAGAAGAATGGCATTCACATCACTCCTCAGAGCAAGATTCAAGATATCATTAACATGGTTTAGCAATGGCAGCATCAGGTAAAAACCCAAAGAAACGTAACAGTCTAGCTGGTTCCAAAAAAGGAACTAGCAAGTCTGCTCGTCGTTTACAAAAATCTCCCTCTGCTCGCGCTAAGAAGAAGGCTTACGATACAGAGTATCATAAGTCAGAAGCTCGTAAGAAGTACCGTGCAAAGCTAAATAAAGCTAATCGTGAGAAGCCCAACAAGAAAGGTGAGGATAAGTCTCACACTAAGTCTGGAAAGCTCGTCAATGAGAAGCAATCTAAGAACCGTGGACGTAACGGTAAAGGCAAGAAGTCATCTAAGAAATAAGCATAACTATTTTTTGTTTAAATATATTTGGTTATCTTTACCGATAGTTAACTATATTTTATGGAACAAGAAACCAACCTTGAAAACCTTAGTACTGATGAGATAAAAGCGCTCAAAAAGAAAAGGGTGTCATTCATGAGTGAGTCGTTAAAGGATTTGCGAATCCAAGACGAGTATTCACGACTTAAAGCCAATATCTCAGAGAACACTTTGAGGGACACTATGGCTAAGATGAAATTAGCAACCTTAAAAGCGCCAGCGCCTAAAGAAGAGGAGGGTGAGAAAGTTCCCGAAAAATCTAAAGGATGAGCATCAAAGTAACAACCGTAGATAGGTTGGTGTCAATGTCTTTGCACGATATAGTGCGATGGCAAATATCCAATCATTGTTTCGCGGAAAACATAAAGACAAGCCCTAACGAGCTTAAAACTTTAGCACTCTTAAGTGAGTGGGGAGAGATAAACTTCTCAGACTTTTGTCAGCAAGTATCTGATAAGGGTATTTATAGCAATCCTCAAACTGTAAGAAACTTCATTTTGAAGTGTATCAAGTCTAAGCTAGTTGTCCGAAAGGGTAAAGGCTTAAAGGTTATTGAGATGAGCGATGAGATAGAGATTCTGTCGGAAGGGAACATTGTAATTAACATGAAGATATACCATGCTGAAAAGCAAGAAAGCAAAGGAACTACTACCTAAGACTGCGGAACAATGCAAAGTCTCTGAGGAACTAGCTACCGATGTGGTAAGCTTCTATTACACAAAGCTACGCAAACAGTTGGAGTCACTCGAAGAATCTCGTATAGGGGTTCCGGTGCTAGGGACATTTGTGGTTAGCAAGACAAAGCTTAAAAGGTCTGTTGATAAACTTACGGGAATCTTATCAGATGATTCTCCAGAAAGTTTTAAGAAGATCAAGAAGTATAAACTGACTGAAGGGATGCGAGATATGCAACAATCCCTTCTTGATAAAATTGAAAGCGATGAACAGAAACGAGAACAGCTTAAGCGTGATTTGGAAGAATCGGAGGGCAATCCTAGAAGGGATAAAGAATAGAGTCTTCGTGAGCGAAGCTATTGAGGCTATAGCTGAGAACAGGTTATCTATCTGTAAAGGGTGCGACTTGTTTGATCGTGTTGGAGACTCCTGCGTAATGACGGGAACTCAGCCTTGTTGTGGAGAGTGTGGATGCTCTTTAGCTTTGAAGACTAGAAGTTTATCTTCTGGGTGCGGTGAAGGTCATTGGGCACCTGTGTTAACTGACGAAGAGGACGTTAACCACGAAGAACTAAACCCCGAACAAGATGATTAAATTTCAAGAAGAAGGGCATAGCTACACGAACATTGATGAGTCGTCTGACTTTCAATGGGTAAGTGTTACTACCCTGCTAGGTAACTTCAAAGAGAAGTTTGATGCTGTGGCAGTATCAGAAAGATGTTCAGCTAAGAGTAAAGACCCGAAGTATAGAGGTGTTGACCCAAAGCTTATTAGAGAGATGTGGACGAATGAAGCTAAGAGAGCTACCGACCTTGGTAGTTTCTACCACAACCAAAGAGAGGCTGATATGCTGCAGTTTAAAACCATCACTAGAGATGGAATAGAGTTGCCAATTATCAGTCCTGTAATGGATGGTAAGATAAAGCTTGCTCCATCTCAAAAGATAGATAACGGTCTATATCCAGAGCATTTCGTATATTTAAAGTCTGCAAGTGTTTGTGGACAAGCTGATCGTGTTGAAGTCGTTGACCATAGACTAGATGTTTATGACTACAAAACCAACAAGGAAATCAAGACGAGAGGTTATGAGTTTTGGGACGGAACTCGAAAGATGATGTTAGGACCTTTGAAGCATTTGGAAGATTGTGAGATTAACCATTACGCTTTACAACTCAGTACTTATATGTACATTATGCTTAAGCACAATTACAACCTAGTGCCGGGAAAAATTCAGATACATCATATAGAGTTCAAGAATGAAGGGATGGACAAGAATGGATATCCAATCACGATGGTAGATGCTAGGGGAGAACCTGTACTGAAAGGTATCAATAGGATTGACCTTCCTTACATGAAGAAAGAAGTAATAGCCATGTTGAAGTGGTTAAAGGTGAACAAGCAAATGGTATTACATGGAGCTTAGATTATTTGAACTAGACGGAAGGGTTGTAAAGCCTACTGAGCATTGCTATATGATTAGTTGGCTCAGTTGTATAATAGAGGAGTTTCCAGACGACCACCTCAAAGTATTAGCTTATGTTTACTACATGAGTAATACAGGGCCAGACAATCCCTACACAAATATTGTTGAAGAAGACAGAGAGCAAAAGATAATGCAAGCATTAGAGCCAGAGTTCGATACAGAGGAACCTATGATTCTCCGAGCTATTGAGAAATGCACTGAGCTATACATGACACCAACAATGAGATCGTATGATGCAATTAAGACGATGCTCGACAACCTTAACACTTATTTAAAAACAACACCCGTTACCGATGGTAGGGACGGAAACATTGGGCCTTTACTTCGTGTAGCGAAGGAGTTCAAGTCCGTGAGAGAATCCTTCAAGGGTGTGCAGGACGATGTGGTTGAGGAAAGTAAAATCAAAGCAAGAGGTAAGTCCAAATTGCCATACGACATGCAATAATGATACAGTACAGAGAAAAGAAACTAGGAGAGATATATCAGAACATTCCTGTTTGGGAAGATGGAGAATGGACTATGGTTTCTTTCGATTCGAGAGAAGAGTTCGCTCGTGTGCTTGAAGAAGAATATTTCAGAGAACCTGGGGAATATGCGTTTGATGAAACTGTAAAGGAGTTTAACGCTCAAGCTGTAAAGTTTAATGAAGAGGGTTACTATTGCGATTTCCTTGAAGGTACTATGGACTTTGAAGACTATTGGCAATTCGAAAAGCTAAAGTCGAGGAAAGGAGTATTCTTTAAGAGTGGTGACAATTCGTGGTATCTTACTCGTGACTATTACTTCTGGATAAACTTCCTTCCAATTATCGATAAGGTCAAGAAGAAGATCGACTTCGCTGACATATGGGACACTCAAATGTGGATGTCCACTTATGAATTTATAGCCGAGCTTAAATATAAGCATGCTGTAGTATTGAAGAAACGTCAGTTTGGCTCATCATTATATCACGTAGCCAAGCTAATGAACTATCTATGGTTCGAGTCAGCTCCTGTATTAAAAATGGGAGCATCTCTTGAAACATACTTAACGGGTGTAAACGGTTCTTGGAAATTCGCTCAGATGTACAGAACGTTCTTGAATAAAGAAACTGCATGGACAAGAGAAATGAATCCGGGTACCGTTGGAGAGTGGGTTCAGAAACAAGAGGTATCAGAAGGAGGTCGAAAGTATGACGTTGGTCTTATGGGGACAATGCAGTCTATATCTTTCCAACAATCAGATACTGCAGGTGTAGGTGGTCTTACATCGTTGTTCTTCTATGAGGAGGCAGGAATTGCACCAAGCATGGATAAGACAGTCGAGTTCCTACTACCAGCGATGGAAGCAGGGGATATAACGACAGGTACTTTTATTGCTGCAGGTTCAGTTGGTGACCTAGACCAATGTAAGCCTTTGAGGAAATACATCTACAAACCTACAGAGAATGGTTTCTACGGGGTTAGAAACAAATGGGTTAACGAGAATGGAACTGTGAACATAACAGGACTGTTTGTTCCAGAGCAATACTCTATGCCTCCATACATTGACGACTACGGAAATAGTATGGTTGAAGAAGCGGTTGCAAGACTTGAAGAACTTTACACTCAATGGGAAAAAGATTTGGATCCCGATGTTTGTCAGATTAGAAAGTCTCAGCGTCCAATGAATATGGAAGTGGCATTCTCTGCTCGTGGAGAAAGTAGATTCCCTTTAGCACTCGTGAATAGTCATAAGCTGAACGTAGACGACGGAAAATACGGATATGAACTCTTAGACCTTGAAGAAGAAGTTAGTGGCAAGATAGTCGCTAAACGTACAACTAAATCTCCAATACTAGAATTTCCCGTAGATAAGAAGATGACCGACAAGCGTGGGTCTATTGTTGTTTGGGAAAGACCCATGGAGAATCCAGAGTGGGGTTCATACTATGCGTCAGTCGATCCCGTGTCAGAAGGTAAAACAACATCAACTGATTCGTTGTGTTCCATATACGTCTACAAGAATCCAATTCAAGTAACAACCTACCGTGAAGGTAGAGCCGAGACGCATATTGAAGGGGATAAGATAGTTTGCTCCTGGGCAGGAAGATTCGATGACATTAATGAAACCCACAAAAGACTAGAGCTTATTGTCCGATGGTATAATGCTTGGACAATTGTCGAGGCAAACGTTTCTCTCTTTATCGTGCACATGATACGATACAAGATGCAGAAGTACCTTGTGCCAAAAGCAGAGATGGTATTCTTAAAGGAACATGGATTCAACAAAGGAACACACCAAGAGTATGGTTGGAAAAATACTGGTACTATATTCGTGAACAATCTTTTAACATACCTCATCGAGTCCTTAAAGGAGAAGATACACGAGGAAACTGATGACAATGGAAACGTCACCAATGTAGTGTTTGGAATCGAAAGAATCCCTGATACTATGGCTTTAGAGGAGATGAAGCAATATGAGTATGGCTTAAACGTCGATAGATTAATCAGTCTATCTGCTCTGATAGCCTTTGTGAAACTACAGAATGCAAACACGGGATACAAGAAAAGGATTGAAACGGATGACCAAGATTACTTGGATAAGTCGGATGAAATTTATAACTTAAAAGGTAAGAGTGCTTTTAGAAATGTGGGCCGAAGACGTGGAGGAAACTCTAAGAAACCTTCTCGAAGTGCTTTCAGAAATATAAACTAGCAATGCAGATACGAAACGCGATTCAGTTAAAGAACGGTAAAAAGGCTAAAGATGAAGATAGAGGCTTCAATAGCTTTACGCAACCGATTCAGTTTTTAAGTCGAGATGAGAAAGACATGGATTGGTCTATCCATAATCTTGATTGGTTAGAATGGCAAGGTATAAAGCAGATATCTAACAACGCTAGAAAGCTAATGAAGAACTACAAGTTAGCTAAAGGTACTATTGACCGTGAGGACTACATTCAAAATGAAGAAGCTCCAACTGATGTATCTGAGCTTGTAGACATACTTTCAAAAGATAGCATCCAAGACAATAGTACCGACTCCTCTTTCGATCTTAAGTTCTATCCAATCATCCCAAATATCATTAACGTACTTGTAGCAGAGTTCGCTAAGAGAAATTCAAAAGTTGACTATCGTGCAATAGATGAGTACTCCATTAATGAAATGCTCGAAGCTAAGATGGCTGACATTGAAGAAGCATTACTTGAAGATGCTATGGGTAAACTACAGGCTAAGATGGTTGATATGGGGCTAGACCCTAACTCTCCCGAAGCTCAAGAGCAATACGACCCAGAAGCATTAAAGAAACTACCTGAGATTGAAGAGTTCTACTCTAAGACATATCAAACGTTGGGTGAGCAATGGGCGGCTAAACAACATGAGATTGATACTCATCGTTTTAGAATGGATGAGCTAGAGGAAATCGCCTTTAGGGATATGCTTATCACTGACCGTGAGTTCTGGCACTTCCGTATGATGGAAGATGATTATGACGTTGAGTTATGGAATCCTGTACTTACGTTCTACCATAAATCTCCTGAAGCAAGATATATCTCAGAAGGAAGTTGGGTTGGTAAAATCGACATGCTTACAGTTTCAGATGTTATTGATAAGTATGGACCGATACTTAACCAGGAACAACAAGAGATGATTGAAGGTCTTCATCCTGTTAGATCGGGTAGATACTTAGATAGCAATCTTCCAAATGATGGTTCTTACTATAACCCAAATATATCTCACGAGAAAAATTTAGACCCTTCTCTTCAGATGAAGAAATGGTTAAGCCATACAGAGAACCAGTACAATCCAGACGATATTGTATCATGGATAGTTGGACAGAGCGAGCATACAGGAATCCTTCAAGATGACCAAATGTTACGTGTTACTACTGCGTATTGGAAGACACAACGTAAGGTAGGTTACCTTACAAGTGTTGATGAAGGTGGTGAAGTTGCAGTTGAGATTGTAGATGAGTCATACAGAATAGCAAATAACCCAATATACCACACGATTACATCTGACCAACGTACAGCTGAGAACTTAGTTTTCGGTGACCACATTGATTGGGTTTGGGTAAACCAAGTTTACGGTGGTGTAAAGATTGGCCCAAACAGAATGATGTTCAGGGACTTTGGGGATATGGATGAGTTCTCTCCAATATACATTGGAATCGAAGGGAACAAGATTGGGCCTATGCGCTACCAATTTAAAGGAGAAAGTTCTATCTACGGATGCAAGTTGCCGGTTGAAGGTAAAGTGTTCACGGAAAGAAACAGTAAGTCTACTGCAATGGTGGATCTACTTAAGCCTTCTCAGGTTGGATTCAACATGGCGAACAATCAGATAGCTGATATCATGATTGATGAGATAGGCACAGTTGTAGCTATTGACCAAAACGCACTTCCAAAACACTCTATGGGTGAAACTTGGGGTAAAGGAAATATCGCAAAGGCATATGTAGCTATGAAGGATTTTAGTATTCTTCCATTAGATACGTCAATGACCAATACGGAGAACGCATTAAACTTCTCCCATTACCAAACACTTAACCTAGAACAGTCTAATAGATTACGATCTCGAGTTGATTTAGCAAACTTCTTTAAGCAACAAGCTCTTGAAGTTATTGGAATCACACCTCAGCGTCTAGGTCAACAAATTGGACAGACAGATACGGCTACAGGTATAGAACAAGCAGTCGCTGGTTCGTATGCTCAAACAGAAATGTATTTCATACAGCATAGTGATTACCTTATGCCTAGAGTCCACGAAATGAGAACTGACCTTGCTCAGTACTACCATTCAAAAAGAGATAGCGTGAAGATGCATAGTATGATATCCCCAGACGAGCGTAAGTTCTTCGAGATAAACGGGACTGATCTACTTATGATTGACATCAATGTATTCTGTACAACTAACGCGAATACTCGTGATGTGATGCAGAAGATTCAGCAGATGGCTATTCAGAACAATACTTCGGGAGCATCTATCTATGAGCTTGGAGGTGTCATGGAGGCAGACTCTATGGGTAGCTTGAATAATATTCTTAAGAAGATGGACACGGATGCTCAAGAAAGAGCAGAGCTTGAACACAACAGAGCGAAGGAATTACAACAGCAAGAAGCTGAGGCTCGTCAGAAAGAGAAGCAAATGGAGAACGACCATGACTTCAAGATGCTTGAAAGCAAGAACCGTAACAACTTGATGACGGCTGAAATCAAAGCAGCTGGTTATGGAGCACAACAGGATATCGATCAAAACATGCAGTCTGACTTTAAAGATGTCCTTGACAACTTAAAGCAAACAGAACAATATCAAGCATCGTTAAGTTTCGATAAGACTAAGGAGGATAATAAGAATGGCATAGCTAACCGTAAGCTTGATATAGAGGATAGAAGACTTGACATACAGAAAGAAGTGTCTGATAATCAGTTGCGTATAGCTAAAGAGAACCAAACTAAGTCTGAACTGAAAGCTAAGAACAAGGATTCTGGTAAGAAATAGTATGCTAAAAAAATCAAACCTTTTAACGGCAAACATACTTATAGCTATATCATGTACAAAAAGTGCATGGCTGAACTGTGTATTTTAAACATTTATTATTTAGTGCGAGATATTTTCCTTAAATTATAGTAAGTCACATACATAAAAACCAACATATATGACAACGCAAAACAATGGCTCAGCGAAACCGAAAGTGGTTGAAGTGGAGAACATGGACGAGATACTAGGGACGGCAGCGTCTGTAACAATCTCGGGAGATGGTTCGAAGCCTAACTTCTTTGATAAAGGTGACACTGACATGTCGTTCCTTGAAAAGCCCGGAGAAGCGGAAAGTAACTCTGGCACCGATGATGATAACGATCCTGATAACAAAGGTGGAGAAGGTGAAGGTAAACCTGCAGGGGAATCTCCAGAAGGAGATGGTAAGCCACCTGTAGATGAGCCACCTGCTAAACCTGTTGTAGACGAGGATGAACTTGAAACAATTCTTCAGGCTCCTGGCGCAGAAACCGAGGGTGACAATGAAGGAGAGTCTGAAAAGAACAAAGGTGGACGTAAGCCTGCTCTGATTGAAACAATGAACAAGCTGATAGACAATAAGACTATTGAGCTATTCGAAGACGAGCAAGACCTTTCTAAGTATACTAATGATGATATCGTAGAGCTGATTGAGGCTAATATCAAAAAGAAGGTTGCTGAGACTGCTAAAAACGCACCGCTAGATGTGTTCAAAAGACTTGACCCTAAAGTGCAAGACCTTATCGCTTTCCAATTGAATGGAGGGCAAGACGTAACGAGCGTCTTAAAGGTGGTAGCACAGTCACAAGAAATCACAGAGCTTTCTCTTGAGAATGAAGACCACCAAGAACGAATAGTTCGAGAATGGTTGAGAGCTTCTAACGTGATGAACGAAGAAGAGATTGAAGACGAGATAAGTTCTATTATTGACCGAGGAGACTTGGAAAAGAAGGCAGTAATCTTTAAGCCGAAGCTTGATGACAAGCAATCAGCTATTATGAAGAAGAAGCTTGACGACCAAGAGAAAGCTAAAGAGCGTGCAGATGCCGCTAAAGAGAAGTGGTCACAAACAATCTTTTCTAGTCTTAACAAGCCTGACTTGAATGGTATTCCATTAAGCAACAAGATTCAAACAATGTTGTTCCATGGTTTAACTGACAATACTCAATATCAAGATCGTAACGGTAATCCTACAAATGCTTTAGGGCATTTCATTGAGGAGTACCAACATGGTGAGAATGCGAACCCATCTATTTTGCTTGAAGCATTATGGATGATGTCTAATCCTACTGAATACAGACAACACGTTTTGTCTTTAGGACAGAAGGAAACTACCAGTGACACTTTCAGAAAGCTTAAGACTGCAGAAGGAGAAAGAAAAACATCATCACAAAAACAAGGAGAAAGTGGAGCTCCTACTAGACAGCCTGGTATGAAAAGACAAGGCCGAAGACAAATGTTCACTAGAGATTAGTAAATTTTAATACATATATATCATGACACCAAGTTTAAATAACGGAATGTTCCTAAGAGATAACGTCTATGAAGCGTCATCTCACTTAGATTCTTATCACTTGATGAATTTGATGAAGGACGCAGCGCCGGATGATATGGGACCAGTTGATATCTGGGCTCAGATGCAGAAAGTTGAGATGCCACTTTACCAAATGTCTTCATTTAACGGTAAGAACGTAATCGAAGTAGAAAATCCTAAGGGAGAGTTTACATGGAGAACCCCTGTATCGGATGAACTTCCGTACATTACAGAGGATATCGATGGAACAGGTACCGCAGGTCAGGATGGTACTACCTTCTTGATTAAGATGAATAAGCGTACTTTCTCTCACGGAGAAATCATTACGTATGACAAGTACAACGGTGTTGAACTTTACATTACTGATGATGATATTCTTGACGCAGGAGATGGTTGTGTAATTTACACAGTGCAAATCGTGAATAACGATTCAGATGCATTCATCGATCCAGTATATCTATCATGTAATACTGAGTATTTCAGAGTTGCTTCTGCAAGAGGTGAGTATGGTGAGCGTTTCGCTGACATGAACACATCTGCATCTAGCCGTGAGTTCTACAACTATGTAGGTAACGCTAATGCACACGTTCATTACTCTGTATCTTCTAGAGCTAAACTTATGGAACTTGGTGGACTTACTGTTGATGGTAAAGTTCCTGTTACTGAGCTTTGGCGTTCATTTGACAAGAACATGGATCCTTCAATCAACTCTCTAGAGGGAATGGTTGCAGCGAAAGGTTCTTCTTACGTGAAGAAAGCAGTTGAGAACGGAGAATTACTTCGTAGCTTCATGACTAAGATGGAGGCAGCTCACTTGTCTAAGATTGCTTATGACATCGAAACTTACTTAATGTGGGGTAAAGGTGGTCGTATTAAGCAAGATGGGCCAGATGACTTACGTCTTTCTGTCGGTCTTTGGAAACAACTTGATAATGCATTTAAGCATGTTTATAACAAAGTTGATTTCCGTTTAGATATGTTCCGTTCTGAGTTACTTAACTTCTTCCGTGGAAAAGTTGAGTTCGAAGGGCCAGATCCAAAACGTGAGCTAGTTGTTCAAACAGGTATGGCTGGAATGAAAATGATTAATGACGCTGTCCTTAAAGAAGCTGTTGCTTCAGGATTAGTATTGAATGGAGATCAATCAGGTATGAACGCTATAAGCGGTACTAGTATGGATTTAGGATTCGGTTTTGCGTTTACTTCTTATATCATTCCTTTCCTTGCAAATGTGAAGTTCGTATTGAACCCTGCGTTTGATAACGTTCACCAAAACAAGATTGAGAACCCTCAGATTGATGGTTATCCTTTATCTTCTTACTCATTCATCATCTTTGATGTGACTGATACAGGAAGTGATAACATCAAGTTACTTCGTAAGAAGTGGGATTCTGAATTGAGATGGTGGTACAACAACGGTACTATGGATATGATGGGTAGAACTAAAGGTTTCCAGTCTTCTGGACAACACAATGGTTACCGTGTATTCATGGAGCAAGCGTTCCCTGCTATCTGGGTTGAAGATCCAACAAAGGTTCTGAAAATCGTTATGAGAAACCCTGAAACAGGATTCTCACTATAGTAGTGATTTTATAATACTTAGCTCCCTCCGTTCATTCGGGGGGAGTTTTTATTACCTTTACAAATAGTCAAACACATAAAAACCAACAATATGTCTGAAGAGATTGAAAACAATGAACCTATTATTGATAATAACCGTTCCGAGAAAGTGGAACAAGAAGTTAAAGCCGAAAGGGAAGTTGAAGTAGCTATTGAAGAAGCAGAAATTGACTTCATGGATGAGCTAAAGAAACGATATACAGGAGTAGGTAGTATAGCTATTCGTCCTTACGTTAATGCGAACAAGGAGAATATGGGTCTTGAGAAATACGGTTACGTAGTTTTTCCTGGTACTCACCAAATGGAAGACATGGCATGTGTCGTATTCCGTGGTAAGCTTCGCTACTTAAATGGCTTGGATGAATATGCAGCATCCGTACAGGCTATTCAGGACAAAGAAAGAAAAGCCGCAAAAGTTAAGGAGATCAGAACCATCGTCGCTAGGCTTGAAGCTGAAAAGACATTCAACCATATCGACATTGATGATAAAGACTTCTGGAATAAGGTAGAAACTTTCCGTCCAGATAACGGAGAGGTTTGGGGAAGTATGGCACAGAAATGTAACAACGACCCAATATTCCTTGACCCTATAAATAACACCGAGCATTTACTTGCAGTACTTGCAATTGAGAACGGTGGATATCCGGGCATTGCTAAGAGCTTCGAAGATGCTAAAGCAGGACCTCGTGATAAGAAGTGGTACTTAGATAAGCAATCTGATACTGTTGGTAACAGAGCGACATCTAGTAAGCTTAAGAATAAGGCTCTTGGAATGATGAACAACTTGTCTGAGGAGAACCCTCGTAAGTTGTTGTTCGTTGCCAAGCTTGTTGACGAGAACAGTATGCAATATCACTACGGAACATTAGACTCTGTAGTATATGACGAGATGGATGATTACATCACAGGAGAAGGTGTTGAGTCGAACATTAAGAATGCAGCAAACTTGTTCATGTCATACGCATCAATGAGTCAAAAAGAATTGAAGATCAGAGCAGCTATTAAAGATGCTTCGTTCTACAAGTATATCATCACTAAGGGTGATGGTATGATTTACACTAAGAGTAATAACACAATGCTTGGAAGAAACACTTCCGAAGTATACGAGTACTTAAACAACCCTCTTAACGAGCGTACATTGGACGAATTGTTACTAAAGGTTGAGAAGACTTGGACAAAATAATATGACGTATGGACAATCTTACAATAGAGCTAAAGCTTAATGAACGGTTAAATAAGTTGGATAGCAATGACTATGACAACATACACCGATGGAAGATTGTTGAAGCGTTTAATAAGGGGACTGTAGATTGGTGCCGTAGACAACTTCACGGCACCAATACTCATAAAACGGGTGATGAGCAGTCTAAGCGTAGAATAGATGACTTACAAGTCCTTCTGCGCCCTCACAATCTTGACCTTAAGAATGAGGAGTGCCATTTCGCATCTCAGAATTGGCCAGAAGATTACTTCGAATACAAGAGAGTTAACTTCAAAGGGAGTACTGAATGTTGTGAAGCAAAGAAAGGTTGGGTTATCTACCTTGTTGAGGAGGAGAACATTGACATCTTACTTAGAGATGTAAACAAGAAGCCTAACTTTGATTGGAGAACAACTCTAGTTACATTAATGAATAACACTGTAAAGATATGGACAAACGATGAGTTCGAAGTATCTGAGGCTGTATTGACATATTACAAGCAACCTCGTAGAATTCAAATGCTAGGGGTTTCAGATCCCTACACAGGGAATCAGTCTACAGTAGAAGTTATCTCCGAGTTCAAGGACGACATCGTTGAGGTTCTTATCGATGAAGCAGTTAAAATTATATCGGGAGACATTGAATACTTAGCTTCAATACAGATTGCTGATAAGTCTGTAGAGTCTAACAACTAATAAAAAGTTTAGCATGTCTTGGTAGTTCGGGATATAATGCTTAAATTATAGTAAGCGCACTATGTAGTGTGTTTTGTTTGTAAACTAAAAATAAAAATAAAGATGAGTTATTTCGCACACGGCTTTGCTAAGCCGTTTATTGGGACTAAACGAACTATTGCTGGTTCCCCTACACAAACCGCCATTGATAATGGTATGGTTAATGAGGCAGGTATAAAGACTGTAGCCTTAAAGAATTTGTTAGCTCCGAATACATTAGGTCTAGGAAGTTACGGATTTTTCACTAAAGACTCTTACGACTCAGTTATCGCTACTTCTCCAGAAGTAACTTCTGGAGAACCGTTGATTTTTGCATCTGCGGCTATTCCGTTGAATGACAAGATTGGTAAATTCCATGGTGGATACGCTGAATCAAATAAGTCAAAGTATATCAATCCAAAGTTGATATCTAACTTCTACAAAATAGAATCTGCTGTTCCTGAGCAATCAATCGTGCATATTGGTGTTACTAATTTCCAACTTGGAACAACGTTAAATAATGGTACTTTAACTGCAGGCGCTGGTTACCCAACAGACGGTACATTCACTAACCTTGCTACTACAGCTTCTGCTGCAGGTACAGGAATGACAGTTGATATTGTTGTTATCGGTGGTGTTGTAACATCTATTGTTGAGAATCAAGTTGGAACTGGTTATGTAGTTGCTGAAGTTATCACTGTTGCTGATGATGCTGTTACAGGTGTACCAACAACTGCTGCAACAATTGCTGTATTAACAGTAGGTAATCAAGATTGTGAGTTTGAATTCCTTTGTGGAGAAACTTACAACTTGCAAGTTAGCTTATATGGTTCGCCAATATTACGTTTCTTAAACCGTGATTCATACAGAAACTTAGCTGCATATACTGGATGTTGTCCAGAAGGAACAATTACTCCTACTGCTGTAGATTCTACATTAGTAATGATTGATTGGGCTTCTCAAATTGTTGAGTCTCCATACCTTCAGTCATTTGTTATGCCTATCGTATTTGATGAAGGAGGTACACCTTGGTTCTCTACTGCTGAAGAAGCTGTATTGGGTGGTTGGCCTGGTACTCAAATCTGGTCCAACTATGTATCTACGGGACACATTGCTGGTGCTTTGGCTGGTATTCGTTTAATTGGAGCTTATGTTGATACTGAATTTGATACTTGTTCATATCAAGTTTCTGATTACAGCAATAAGGAGATTGTTCAAATGGAACTTTCATTGGTTGATGAATCTGGTGATCCATGTACATTCGATGGTATCTGTATCACAACTGAGTGTTGTGGTTTTGGTGGCCAAGGATTTGGGCATGTATACTTAAAAGAAGTATTGATGGGTGAGTCTTACTTGCAAAACTTCTTATCAGTTGATCCACGTATTCGTGAGATTACTGAAGGTAATGCATTGAGAGATTCGTTAGATCGTAGTCTTTTTTACACAAAATATGTTATTCAACATACTGTACCTCGTCCTTACAATCCTTCAGGGATTTATGATGCTGACCAATACAACTTATGTGTTTACCTTCCCGCAGGAGCTACAGCAACTGCATTGGAGGCATTAATGACCGCTTGGTTACGTGCAGCTAACAACCCTGTTAAACTTGAGACATACGGACACGTAGTTTGTGAGGCCCGTCCGGTTCCTACACCATAATTGTCCACCACGGTTTGCTAAATAAGGCTTAAACTAAATATTCTTAAAAAGGGGGATGGAGATTACTCTATTCCCCCTTTTTTATATAAAATTTTTACACTATGAAACACGTACTTAGTTTAAATATTCCAGATACAATGAATGATTGGTCATTGACTATTCATGACACAAGTATTTATGCAGAGAATATGTCTATCAGTTGCCCAACCCTACAAGTATTAATGCCAGGATTTACTGCAGCAACCACAATCAACGAAGATTCTGTACCGCCTTTAGAAGGGGGATTCATCCGTCATCTTACAGCGTGTGACTTAGAAGTACAAAGCGAGAACTGTGGTACTGCTTACAATTGTCTTCCTGACGGCATTTACGTGATACGATATAGTGTTTCACCTAACGACTTGGTTTACGTCGAATACAACCACCTTAGAATGGTTCAAGCGATGAAGCTATACCAAAAACATTTGTGCGATCTAGAGCTACAAGCATGCGCGATTCCTGCAAACAAGAAAGCAAGATTCGATGAGCTTATGGAAATCAAAGGTTTCCTTGACTCAGCTAAAGCTAAAGTAGACTTCTGCCATGAACCTAGCAAGGGTATGGAACTTTACAACTATGCTTTAAGCAGGTTGAAGAAGTTAGATTGCAAGTCATGCTAAAAAGAAACCATAATGCCGAAACAAAAATGCTCCAACTGTAAAAGAACTCTAGGATGCGGTTGCCAAATAAAGGTAGCTAAGAATGGAGTCAAATGCTGTAAGTACTGTGTAAATGCTTACAATAAAAATATTAAGTGATGATTAGAACGTATGCCGTAGGTAATCGCAACATTGTAAGTAGGCTAGATAGCCATACAGGTCCTTGGATTGATTTAACTCCCATAGGGACTATTGAAGCAAATTGGAGGGATACAATGACAGACCCTACGAATCCTGACAAGGTTATCATTGTAGGAACATCTGGAAGCTTGATTAACAATTCGAGTATTCAAATATCATCCGATGCGGGGTTAACATGGACTGTTCCTGGTGGAAATTGGTCCGGAGCAGCTCTTGAACTTCATGAGGTGTGGTATGTTGATGAACTTATTATATGGGCTGTAAACTTCAATGGTATCGTGGTTCGCTCATTAGATGGAGGACTGACTTTTAATGTCACAGCAAGCTTCGTTTTTAAAGACACTCTCAAAGACATTCCTTTTACCGCAGCTATCCACGCTTTAAGTGCAGATGTTGCCGTTGTAATGGGGACACTCACTAGTGCTGGAACATCGAGAGATGCTTACGCATGGAAGACTAATGACGGAGGTGGTTCATGGGAGATACTTAACACATTGTCAACTTATCTTTTACCTGTACCGCCAGAGTTAAGAAATCAAGAAGAATATAATATTTCAGGACTAGACTTAACAAATGCAGGCAGTGGGTATGATCCAAGCACTACTATTCTTAATGTAGCTACAACTACATCAGGTATAGGGACAGGATGTATATTAAATCTTGCCACAGATGCTTTAGGTGCAATAACTACAATTGCCATTACTTCTGGGGGAACAAACTACCTAATCGGAGATACCCTCGAACCTACCGGAATATCTGGAGTTGGTGGACTCTTTACCGTGATTGGAGTTCAAGAAGGAAACCCTGTCGGAAAAGCAACGGGCGCTTGGATGTCTGATGACGAACAACGTATTGTTTTATCGAGTGGTTACACTCAGCAATTAAGTATTGACGGTGGTCAAACATTTGATTCTGTACTTCCGGAAATAACAAGGTCTGGGGAGCACTTAACATGGTTCCCTTCATACGGAGATCCTACACGTTTTAGAAATGTAGGTGGGCCTGTATATAATATAAATGAGAGTATAGATGACGGTTCTTCTTGGGCGACAACAAGGTCGGGTGGAGTCATCATCTTAGGTGCTCATTTCTACAGTATACAAAACGGATACTACGTAATAAATAATGAAGTCTTCTCTACATCAAACGGAGGTGTTACGGGTATAGTAAGTCATACTGATTCGTCACCATCAACAGTTTATCAAGCTGTATGGACAAGTCAAGAGTCGCCTATCGTAACGCCACCTACTGTGATGACGCTTACTCCTTGTTGTGGAGGTACAGTGTATCAGTTTGGGGTTAGTCCCGAAGCACAATGTACAGCGTTCCGAATTACAATAGATACTGATTCACCTGCAAATACTATAACTTATACAGACTGTGATGGTATACTTCAAACTATTACTTATAACGCTGTAATACCACCTGAACATACACAAGCATTAGTTTTTGATATTTGTGTATTGGATGGAACTACAGTAGATTTAGGTCTAGCAGCTCCATCTGCTATGGTAGAACAAGGAGATTGTTCGGTACCAACTCTTCCAGATTGGATTGACTTAGATAATCTACCTGATGTAATCAAGTGGACTATTGACGGTGTTACAGAATGTTACACTCTTACTTTTGAGAATGTCATCACGTTACCAACAGGCTTGATACCACCACCATTAAGTGTTGATGTTGAGGTGTTACCTTATGATGATTGCGATGAAGCAACGGTTGATCCAGATTGTCTTTGCGAGCCACCGTTTCCTAATACATGTTATAAACTCCAAGATTGTGCGGGGATAGCTGATTCGATATTCACGCGAACAGATTTGTCAAGCGTTATAGGGTCGGTTATTACTTTAGCTGACGAGAACAACAACGAGATTGAAGGGTGCTGGTTTGTAATCGAGGTAGGATTAGATTGTCCTACAGATGTGATTGTTTCTGTGTATAGATGTTTTGAGGACTGTGAAGATTGTCTTCCTACACCATTACCACCAGAGGTTCCATGTCCAAGACCTGTAGACCCCGGATATAGTACAGGGATGTGTGACCCTCAAATTGTTGAGGATATCTATTGTTCTTTCGCTGAGATGAATTATCAGAGGATGATGTCTAAGCGATTCGCAATAAAGTTCTGCTGTCCTCCTAACGAGATGGACTTAGTTATTAAGAAAGAGAAGATTGATATGTTGCTTAGAACTGCGGAGGATCCAACTCCCGACCCTTGCGACCCAATCTGTTATGCTTACGAGATTTACATCGATGCTACAGATTCTGCAGTAACTACATATATGGATTGTTTCGAGGTTGAGCAAACGATTATCACAGATGTAGATGTTGACCCATTAGCTTCACCTAGATTGGTTGGCTTCTGTGCTTTAGATACTTCTGCTCCGATGACAACAATAACTCATCCTGATACAACTACAGATACACACCTAGTCCCAAGACAAGATGAATGTGTGCCGCCTGTAGTAAACTGAGACTGGTAGTTGCTAATGTTAATGAAATTGAGTATCTTATATTAAATGAAGAGTTATGAGTAAGCCGACAAATTTGAGTTCACATAATGGATGCGTACCTACCGCATCAACCTGTATTATATGGCAGGGGAAAGACATTGACTGTCTTCAAATATGCAATGGACAATCGATTGATGATGTTATTCATCAGTTAGGGTGTCTAGTGTGCACAATAAAGGATCAGCTTAACCCTGACACTTATGATTTAGAATGCTTCAACTTAGATGCTTGTGACATTCCTCATACATTTAGAGAGCTTATGCAGTTCATGCTAGAGATAGTGTGTCAAGTGCAAGACGCATACTTAAATGGGGATGCAGGAGCAGAGCCGTCAGTTGATGGAATCCCAAGTGTATCTGTAGCGTCATGCTTTACAGGTCAGTTAGGAAATTCAGCTCTTATTACAGATTACATTGAAGCTATAGGAGAGTTGGTGTGTGAACAACAGAACACAATAGCGAACCAGCAACAAGCTATCTTGCAAATGCAAGAGGAGATAGCAATACTTAAAGGATAAAACTTAGAATTATGCCGTGTAACGATTGTGGAAAAACAGAAGAAGGATGTGGATGTCAACAAGAGGCTTTACATATAAGTCAAATATGTAACCCCGTAGACTGTCCTTCAAACGAATGTAGTGAAACGTTCGATGCTCAGTGTATTCTTTATACTGGAGATGACATCATATGTAACGATGTTATATTAGGTACTGCAGGCGAGAATATCGCACAGATGGTAGCTAATATCACAGCATACTTTTGTTCAACAGAAGGAGTTGCTACTGCAATATTTTGTGGAGATGATGAGGTTGTACCTGCAGACACGTCGTTTGCAGATGCGTTGCCATTAATTGTAGGTTATTTTTGTGAAACACCACCCGGTAATATTCTTTTAGCATACAATAGCCAGACGGGTATTGGTAATACAGCAGGAGCTACAACGGTAAATGCGGTTGCTTTTTCTGTTCCTGGTAATACTTTAGCCAACGATGGAGATGAGTATGAGATGGATTTATATACAGAGTATCAGGAAAATGATCCTGTTGATATTGAAATTGGAATTGGGGCAGGTGCTACATGGACAAGAACTATTCAGAGTGCATCTAATGATAAAAGTTTCTTTAAAGTCAAAGTAGCTCGTATTGATCAGAACAATCAAATGTGGACTATCGAAATGGTTACAGAAGATGTATTAAATACTAGATATGTTGCAGAGCTTGACGTAATTTATACAACAAAGGATTTATCTACAACTGAGAACTGGACTGTTAATTTGATTAACAGTGGTGCTGCAGGAGCAAATTCTCTAGTATTACATAAGGCAGTTCTTAAAATAAACAAAGTATAAGATGGGAGCATGCGACGAAAGAGTAGGCCCTAGAGGTCCAAGAGGTTTTCAAGGAGAGAAAGGTGAAACAGGAGCTTCTGGCGTGGAAGGTCGTGAAGGTCGTAGAGGTCCTGTAGGTTTAACGGGACTTACGGGTGCTCAAGGAGAACATGGTAATGATGGTGCTAAAGGGGATAAGGGAGACACAGGTCTTCAAGGTCCTGCAGGAATACCGGGAAGAGATGGGGACGAAGGAGCTATGGGTCCGAAAGGAGCTAACGGTCTTGATGGTGTTGATGGAGAGAAAGGAGGCCCAGGTGCTCAAGGTCCAACAGGAGCGACAGGGCAAAAAGGTGACACAGGTGACACAGGTACTGCAGGTACTGATGGAAGATATATCTTAGGTTCTTATGTTAGTTTAACGGGAATCGGAAACTCAGATGCTACAGGAGATGAAACAGTACTGTTTACTCAAGCCGTTACAGGGAATACCCTAGCTAACGATGGAGAGGAATTGGAGTTCATTTTAGATACTGAGTATCAGCAAAATGATTTGGTCAACTTAATATTTGAGTTAGATCCTGCGAACAGATACACTTACGCTTATCAAAACACAGAGAACGATATCCGTTTCATAAAAGTGATTGTAACTAGAGTGAATAGTACAAGTCAACTATGGAGCATACAAGACGTTTGTAAAAACGCACTTAACAATATCGCCATCAAAACAGTTGAGACGTTTACAACTAGCTTTGACTTAACAAGACCTATGACATTTAACTTATTAGCAGATAACGTTGCTCTAGGAGCTAACCAAGTTCTGTTAAAGAAGTGTAGTATGTATCTAAACAAATTACAATAAGATGAGTGCTTGTAGAGAGTGTGGTTGTAAAGATGGGGACAGAGGTCCTCAAGGTCCAGCGGGAGCCGTTGGAGCAACAGGTCCTGCAGGTGATGTAGGTGCTACAGGCCCACAAGGTCCGAAGGGCGATGATGGTATTCAAGGAATACAAGGTGACCAAGGATCGCAAGGTCCACAAGGTCCGAGTGGTTCAAATATTACAGGTCCAGCAGGCCCAACAGGTCCTCAAGGAGATACAGGTATTGATGGTCCTCAAGGTAATGATGGTGCTGATGGTGCTGATGGTACTGACGGAGCGAATGGTCAAGGTCAGATAACTTGGAGTATTGACGCTACAGTCGGTGCGGCTACAGTTAATCCCGTTGCAAACTCAGGCTTAATCTTAAAGAATACTGGTGGTCTATTAACAATAGAACTTCCTTTAGGCTCTCTACTAGGCGATTTAGTTTCTGTAGCAGGAACTATATATGGAACAGGTGGATGGAAACTTAAAGCTCAAGGAACTGAAACTATACAAATGACAAGCGTAACCCCGTTAGACTTTCAGACGTCAGGAGGTGGAGAGGTTGTTATTGGCCCAAATAACTTTAACGATGTAGTGCACTTGCTTTCTGATGGCTTAGGCGCTTGGATAATTGTAGACAAGATTTTTGCTAACGGAACAATACCTTTGTTTACATAATGAACGATTGCAACCCTATACCATGTGACTGTAAGGATGGACGTGCTGGCATGTCTGGACTTGACGGAGCTAGCGGTAAAGCTGGAGTTAATGGTATGCCCGGAATTGAAGGACCGAAAGGTCCTCAAGGTGACCAAGGAGCGCAAGGTCCTGATGGAATAGCAGGTGAAGTTGGAATAGCAGGAGATGACGGTACGGTTTCTATTCATGGACCTCAAGGCCCTCAAGGTCCTCAAGGTGACCAAGGAGCACAAGGTCTTGACGGAAATGATGGAGATGATGGAGATGCGGGAGCTAGAGGTTCTGATGCTGTAGATAATCTGTTTAAAGAGATTGATGAGTTCACACCTACAGCTCCACCAATTATACGAACACATAACTTTGGCTTAAATCAGATTCACATAATGAGAAATACTGGAGTCATTTGGAATAGGTTGGCAGGCACATGGAACTCGCCTCCAGTTCCTATAGGGTCTTTAGATAAGGTTTACGGTTCTTTTGCTACAGTGGATTGGTTTATGGAGGTAATGAATGGGCAGAGATTACAAATGAATGGTGTTCAGTCAAGTATTGGATTTAATACGATTATAGGTAGTTTACCTTCTAATCCCGGAAGTCCCACATTTAAGCCAGCAAACAACAGAGACTGTTTCACTTTCCTTTATATAGGAGATGATGAATGGTTAGTTATTAACGCAAATTTAGCAGGAAATACACTTCCTACTATTACATAATAAAAAAAGATATGAGTTGTTCAAAATGCAATACATCATGTTCATGTGCACACGCGTGTGGTTCTACTAAAGGAGAACGTGGACTAAGAGGATTAACAGGACCACAAGGAGAGCCGGGTCCAGCAGGGCCAGCGGGTGGTGGTGTCGTTAATAGACTTAACTTCTTTGAGGAGCATACCGACGACCAAGCTATAACAGATACTATATTTTATTTCCCACCGGGTTATGAAATATTAAGCTGGACTAACAACACAGGTGCTCCGATAACTATTATAGCTCATGCAACAGGTCAATCTGTTAGAGGTGTTGGCATTGAAGAATCTTCTGACGTGAGTAACGATGTAGAAATGGCTCTTGTTAGAACTATCGTTGGCGTTGACGACTATACGTATACTCACCATATGAGATTCGATTTACGTGGTGGAAATTTTGACGCACTATATGTTGCGCCTCTAGCTGGAGTTCCTTTGACGATTACTTCACCTTTGGCGCCAAGGCAGTTAACAACAGACGAAGATAACCCTACAGAATTTAGATTTGCACAATCTCTACTTAGCCAAGCCGCGCCAATCATGAAGAAAATTACTCTGAACAATGGTGAGGCAATCTCGGTTAAATTTAGAAGTAAAGGTTCGGGATCTACATTGCAGAGTGCTCAACTCTTTATTCAAGAATTAGATATGTAAGACATTTAAAATGCTACAGTTGGTTGGTTTCTTTGTAGCTGACTGGACCCTAACTGAGAAATCGGTTGGGGTTTTTTGCTTATATTTGGTGACTAACCAGAAGGTGTTCTGGTTGCGAGTCCCATTAATTATCACTATATTATATTAAGGTATGGCATACAAAAAACCAAATGTTAGAAAGCGTCGTGTAAAGTCTAAGTCTTCTCACGTCATGAATGAAAAGGTGCTGAGGGAGTTTAAAGAACAACACCCAGAGCACAAGGATATAACGCTAACAGAGTTTAATGCTATCGTAAAGAGGTTTAATACAAATATTGTTGATGAGATTATCAGCAAGAAGAACGGTATCTCTCTTCCAGAATTGATAGGTCAGATGTTGATAATATCTTTTCCTAGAAGTAAGAAGAAAGCTATTGACTTTGGAACATCTAACAAGACGGGAGTTTTGACATACCACAGGAATTGGGACACTGATGATCGGTTAGGAAAGATTGTTTACTACTCAGGAAGATACTCGTTTCGATATAGCTACCTATGGGGGTTCACTCCTGCTAGGGGCTTTAAAAGTAAAGTGTCAGAAGCGTACAGAAAGCTTTGGGCAAAGTATATTTATGTTGACAATAAGAGAGTGAGTATTAACTCTGTTTTAAAATAGAAAGATGACTACAATAGGAGAATCAGTTTCGAGAGTGAGGGGTATTATCAAAGGAACACAAGAGGATGCATTCCTTACGGATAGATTCGTCTATAGTATCATATCGAAGTACGCGAAGGTAGCTTTACGTAGACAGCAGAACGAAAAGAAGTTAATGGGTCATGACGACCTGTTTGAGATGCTTTCGTTCGTGAACCTTGTCGACACCAACACCATAGAGGCTGAGTGCGCTCCAATCAAAACTAACTGTACGATTAAGAGAACAGAGTTGAAACTTCCTAAAGTATTCAACGGGCAAAAAGGCCCATTGATTAGAAAGGTATATTCGGTTGACGGCTCTGAGACATTCTATAAAACGACTGCAGCACAATACATTTCCATAGCAATGGATCCTTGCTTGAAATACAACAAGGCTAAATACTTCTGGTACCGTAATGGATTCTTATATTTTCCCGACACGGAAGTAGAGGCTGTTATGATTGAGGCTTTATGGGAAGATACTCTTGACGGTTACTGTACAGTTGATGAGGAGGATTGCAGACCAATGCAAGATAGACCATTACCTTTGCCAGACTATTTGTTTGCGGAGGTAGAACAAATGGCAGAACAAGAGTTCTCGCTTACATTTAAGATTCCTGACGATGGTGCTGATGATGGACAAAACGTATTAAGATAAGACCATGAGTAAGTACAATACAAAATACAGAACGTTTGACCAACTCTTGGCTTCGGTAAAGGGTGACTTTGAGGCTTACAACCTTGAAGACTTAATCAAACCACACCAACTTATTAAAGTTGCTAAGAGAGTTAATTACGACCTTGGTCTAAGAATATTCAAGACAAAGAATATCGTTCTTGAAATTGAGAAAGGACAAGCGAAGCTTCCAGATGATTTCCACATATTGAACTACTCTTATATGCTAGGGAAGTTTGAAACTACACAAGCGTTACCTCAAGGTACGCATGTTGAGGAGATTCCAATCGATGCTCCGAATTATCATCCTGGAACAAAAAACATTGATGTTTGTGCGACACCTGACCCATGCCCAACTCCCGAACCTGTATGTCCAGACCCTTGTGACCCATGTCAATCTCCCGAACCTTGTGGGTGTACATCATGTGGATGCAACACTTGGATGAACTGTAAAGGACAGGAGATGCAATTGATTCAGAAGATTAAGTATCAAACTAGAAAGTGGACTACCTTCTATAGGATAAAGCTTACGGGTGATGATAACTTCTTTGACCCTTTGTGTCCAAATAAGAGCTGGTCATCTACCAATGCAGGATTCATCCGTGATGGATATGTATTCACTTCATTTAGAGAAGGTACATTGTACTTGAACTACCAAGGGATGATGGAGGATGACAAAGGAAACTTATTGGTAATGGATCACCCAATGATTAATGAGTACTACGAGTACGCATTTAAAGAAAGAATCATCGAGATACTTCTAGGTAATAACGAAACGGTCAATGGAACCTTTATGAAGATTATCATGACTAAGTTTAGAGAATCTAGAATTGTAGCTAATGGTATTGTAAATACACCTGAGTTCGACGAGTTAGAAGAACTATGGTCAATGAACCGTAGAGCTATGTATAATAAGTATTACAAAATGTTCTCATAATGGCTAATAGAAGAAGCAGAGGTTCGAGCGCCGGTCAAATCGGTGGTTCGATTAACACCTTCGATAAAGGACTAAATACTGACGTTAGAGACTTTCACCTAGATAAAAAATCTTGGGTAAGAGCTCGTAATGCGATAAACAATTCCCATATAGGAGATCTATATTCAATCGGGAATGAACCTTCAAACCGTTTCTGTTCTTCAGCTCCTTATAGAATCATTGGTGCTTTCCATATGGTAGCGACTAAGTGGTGGATATTTTCTGGTAACGACCTAGACGGAAGTGAGGTTGGAATATTTGATGAAAGCGATTGTTCATACGAACGAATAGTAAACGATCCGTGTCTCGGATTTAGGAGTACACACCCCATTACAGGAGCTAGCCGTCCCACTTGGGACTGTTCTGACAGAGCTTATTGGCAAGACAACTTGAACCCCGACAGAACTCTTGACCGTGATGACGTCCCTTGGATTCAAGAATGTGTTGACGATAATGGCGATGAACCTGGGGGTTGTGTTACTTGTATAGATACTGATATTCTTGATTGTGATAAGATTAGGCTAGAAGTATTTATGCTTCCTCCTTGCGCTACAATTAAAAGAGGTCCTGCGGGTGGAACCGTGTTGAATGGTTCTTACTACGTCCAAGTGGCATATATGGTGGACAGCCAACGTGTTACTGATTACTGGCCAATGTCAAATGTCGTTCATATTTTTGAACATGACGAGGCTAATGCTTCACTAGACATCACGATTGAAAACTTAGACACTAACAACTTCGATCAATACGAGTTGGTTCTTATTCAGCACATCGCTAATAAAGCATCAGCTAAACGAATAGGAATATATAGCACCAACCAAGATAGAGTTACTATTGATTTGGTTGACCCTACACTTGAGAGTGTTAGTTTGGATTCACTTATAATAACTAACCCTATTGCTGATAAGTCAGAAGGGATATTTAATGTAGGTCAATACCTTTTCCGTACAGGAATAACAGGTAAGTTTGATTTCAACTACCAACCTTTAGCTAATCAGATTACTACGAAATGGCAATTGGTTGAATACCCAGAAGACTACTACAGAGATGGTGGTAGCAATGTTGGGCACATGAGAGATGAGGTGTATCCATACTTCATTAGATTTAGATACCACACTGGAGATGTTACTCCTAGTTACCATATTCCGGGTAGAGCAGCGAAGTTATACGAGATTCCAATCGACCCTCCTGGTCCTGCTATTCAGATGATGGAGAATGACGACTACACAGTTGTTGAGGATAACAACATTGAACAACAACAAGGTTTAACCTCTAAGGTGTTCGAAATGTTTAACACTGCAAATGGTACGAATGTAAACGTACCTCAAGCTGATGGTGGTATTCTAGTTGGTGAAGGAGAGATGGGTTATTGGGAATCAGACGAATTCTACCCAGACATGACTCCTGAAATTTGGAACTCAAGTTCTCATGACTGGTCAGAGGTTGGAGGAATCTTGGCAGATGATTATGATTTATGTGGAAAGAGAATACGTCATCATAGATTTCCAGAGAATACTATATATGCAGGTATTGGCTCGAATGCCTTGACGAACCATTATGTTTCAGCTCTAAAGAGAATTAGAGTACTTGGTGTTGCGTTTGATAATATCCAAGCTCCTGTAGATAATGAAGGTGATCCAATTCCCGGCATTGTAGGTTATGAAATACTTAGAGGTAGTCGTGACGGAAACAGAACGGTTCTTTACAAGGGGATTATTAACAACATGAGAGGTTACGATATAGATGAGTCTATCAGCAGTAGAATAGGTTTATATCCAAACTATCCGTTTAACGGACTTACTCCTGATTTGTTTACATCTACACAAGAAGTTACATACGAACCTGTTACTGGTTCTCAAAACATAAATGGAAACAGATATGAAGGGTACATACCTAACCCTGTTGTTAGTAGAAACCACTTCACTTTCCATTCGCCAGACACAATGTTCACTAGACCTTTCTTAGGTCAGAAGGAGTTGAAGATGTATGGTATCGCATTCGGAAATGCAGAGGGCACTTACCTTGAAGTTGATGGTCATCCAAAGCATGTCTTTGTGACTGACCTTACATTTATTGTTGCCGCTATTATTGGTGTTGGATATGCTATCGCTAAGTATGAAGGAGAGATTGAAGAGAGTTGGGGAAGACCTACGTTTTACCAATACCCAAAGTTAACAGGTGGTGGTAACACGACTTCTTATGCTTACAGCATGACTTCTATGACTCAGAACACAACGGGTGGAACAGGTCTTGCTAACAGTATAGATGATATCATAATTGAAGCAGAAGGTCTTCGAGAAGATTTAACAGCTATAATTGACCCATTAGCTGGAACTAACACAGGTGAAACAACTACAGAGACTGCTCATTCAGCTGCTCACTCGACAAACTCTCAAAAAGGTAAAGGTATTACTACGGGTGGTGGATATATCACTCGACAAGGCAAGAGTCAAGTTCCTTCTGTGTTGAAGTTCTTTGAAGCTGCGTCAAGCTTTGTAGCGAATATGACTGAAGGTGCTGATCTAGTTATTGATATTATCAGAAAAGCTAGTGGAGAAAAGCAATTTGCCGTTCAGTATCAAGCCTACTGTGGTTATGAGAGTTTCGCTAAACCTTACGTACCTAACAGAAGAAGACTTATTGATGAAGCTTTATATCTAAATAGTGGCTTATCTAACTTTAAGACTACTCACCGTGTTAATAATGTATTGAGAGCGAAGACTGTAATCTTTGACACTACAATACCTGTAGCTGACATTGGAGCTCCACTTGTAGATGGCTCTATGATTGGAATACGTATGTCAGATTTAGGTACTCCATTGGGTAAGCCAAATCATCCGTCAGGTTTTGATGGATTCAATAGAAGAGCGTCAAGTCATTACGTTGGATTTAAGACTAGGCTAAGAAGTCAGTATGGTCAAGTATACAGTGTGCGACAACTCCCAACCAACAGTTGTGTTATTCCTATCGATGAACGCAGCACTCCAATAATCTTTGGAGGGGACACGTACATTGGGCGTTACCAAGAGAAGAATACTTTCTACCATTTCTACCAATGGATGCTAGGACAGGAAGATCGTACTGAGTTTAATTATCACTTATACGATACAGTTCAGCATGCTGCATTCTGGATGGATACTGAGCCATTTGATACTACTGAATTTATCAATAGTATTCCAAACGCATTGCAGAGTGCGATGACAGGTGGTTCGGGTGCGATTACAACATTCTTCCAGACACTTGTGACACCTTCTGATAAACATTCATTTGATAGACTTCACTCTAACGCGAGTGGGTCAGGATTCTTTACAGTTAAGAACTCATTCATTCACCTATGGCATTCAAGTGTTAGAGATTTCTTTGTTGAGTCTGAGCTGAATATTGATATGCGTGATTGGGAAGACGACATAGAGAAGCAACATTGGGCAGCGTCTCAAGACCTTCGTGCTATGTTCCACCCTAAGCATATCCGAGCTAACAACTATTACAGATTAGACAGAAGTCTTTCCGTATCAGATTTACCTTACAGTAAAGTTAGCTGGGGACAGATGCAAGACCGTGAGTACAATCCGTTAAAGGCTGAGTCTTGCTACACGTATTATCCAAAGAGATTACAGTACTCGTTACCTCAGCAGGAATTGTTGAAGCGTGACAATTGGAGTGCATTCCTAGGGAATAACTTTAAGGATTTCCAAAGTAATGTTACAGTAATCAAAGCAGTGAGCGCAACAGGTATAATGTTGTTGTTCAAGAATCATGCTCCGGGAATGTACCCTGGTGTTGATGAGTTGCAATTGAAGAGTGGTACAAGTATTACTGTAGGAGATGGTGGATTGTTTGCACGACAAATGCAAGCAGTATCTAATGCTGATAAAGAATTAGAGTTTGGGTCATGTCAAAGTAGACGAGGCGCAATAAACACTCCTCACGGCTTATTCTTTATAAGTCAAGAGCAAGGTAAGGTGTTCAAGGTTGGGAAAGGTTTGAGCGAGCTGACGGTTAAACAGAACAGATATTGGTTTAATCAATACCTACCGTATCAGATACTTCTTGATTTCCCTGACTACGATTTATTAGACAACCCTATTGCAGGTGTTGGCTGTCAAGCTATATACGATAACGAATGGTCATTTGTTTACATCTGTAAGCGTGACTTTAGAGTTAAGCCAGAATGGTTAGACCGAATGGTTTATGATGGTAACGGTGTATTTATTGTTGACGGTATAACGAGAGTTGAGATCGGTCATGAATTGTATTTCGACAATGCTTCATGGACTGTGAGTTTCGATGCTGATACGGCTGAGTATATTTCTCATCACGATTGGCATCCGAATCTAGCGATGTCTGGAAAGAATACATTCCTTACGATAAAAGGAAATGGTATTTGGCGACACAACGATAGATGCGATAGCTACTGTAACTTCTACGGAGATGACTATCCATTTGAGATTGGATTCCAAGTTGATACAACTCCAGCTGTTGTTACTGTACGTAACGTTGAATACTTCATGCAGGCATTTGAGTTCTCTGAAAACTGTAGAGATAGATTCCATGTATTAGATTTCAACTTCGATGAAGCTATTATCTATAACTCAGAACAAGTGTCAGGATTACTTAAGTTAAACCTTGAGCCTAAGAATGATGTGAAAGAACGAGTGCAATATCCTATAGTTGGACTCAATGACATTGAGATCCTTTACTCTAAGGAAGAGCAGAAGTATAGATTCAATCAGTTCTGGGACGTTACTAGAGATAGAGGTGAATACTCTACGGCTAATGAAACTATTTGGTATACAGAGCCAAATGGTTACATCACTAACTTGAACCCGAACAACATCAATTACGTTAAGCATGAGTTCCAACGTAAGAAGTTCAGACATAATAACACTAGGGTAATGTTGAGAAGAACAGTATCCGGAAATAAAAAGATGATACTACATCTTAACACAACTAAAATTCAAAACTCTCCAAGATAATGAGTTTAAATAGACACGTATTTGCAAAAATTTCAAAGTATCCTTTTGGTGGGGAAGTAATGGAGTTAACTGATGAAGAGATTCAGCAGTATAAGGATGGTGGTTATGTAGTTGAGGAGTATGCTGATGGTGGTGAATCAAAATGTCCTGAAGGGATGGTTTCTGATGGTAAGGGAGGGTGTATTGAGATATCTTCTCTATTTAACGAACAGGAGGAGTTTGAAAAAACATTACCTAAAACAGAGCCAAAATACTATGACAAAGAAGGTAATCTTCTTGAAACAGTTCCTGACTATGGAACTATATATGTAACAGGAGAAGATGACCCTAAGTATAAAGAGTATCAGGATAGGTTGAAGTTTTATAATAAAGCTAAAAAACTATATGAAGAGGAAGGCAGTGGTAGTGGTCAGTATAGGGATGACTATAAAAATAAATATAGATACACATCGCAATTGCCAACTGTGAATTGGGAGGATGCTAAAATAGCATCACAAAAAAAGAGTAGTTGGGCTACGTACTGGGATTTAGGTGTAAAGGGTAGTATACACGGGGGTTATGGTGATAATGATTATATACCTGATGCTTGGTCAGACTTACTAAGCGAAGCACTAAAAACTACCGCAAGGCCTACAAAATATTTTAGGGGTGAGGGTTCTATGAAACCTGTATTCACATATCCATCTCTTAACGTTAAAGTTTTAGATGAGGCTTTATTAAAAGAGAAATCTCCATCAACTCCAACTACACTTAAAGCTCAAGACCCAGATGAAATTTATGGAGAACATAGTTTTAGAACAGGTAATCGTGTAGTCAATGGGGTATTAAAATCTAATCCTGAACCTGAGTTCACACCTTTACCAACTAGACCTTTACAAACTACACCGTTGGTAAAAGAACCTACTCCAGGGACTGTTAAGCCACCCGCGTCTACTCTAAAGTGGGTATATAATAAAAAACTAAACAAATGGCATCAAATTCAAAGACCTGTTAAACCTGAAGATTTAGAATCTAGAAAAATAGGATTTCTGCAAGATGGTGGAGAAATAATGGAACTTACTGATGAAGAGATTCAAGAGTATAGAGATGGAGGTTATGTAGTTGAGAAGTATCCAGACGGAGGAACTAAGACTCCAAAAGTAAAACAAAGAAGAGGGACGAGAGAAAACTTTGACGGGCATTCTGTTTGGACACCTTCAGGTCAATTTTCTAGACCTTCTGATGTATCCTCTCACTTAATGAAAGCAGAGTACGTTGATGGAAGAGGTTGGGTAGCATTCCCTTCATTATTTCAAGACTCTAAACCATACGCAGACGACTCTAGAAATTGGGTTGACATGTCTGATGAAAAAGATGGTTGGTGGCCAATATATGAAGAAGCCGAGAGAAGAGGTGAGGTGTATGACTTTGGTGAAGATAAGGAAGCTGCATTAGCTTTTGGAAAAGGTTCATGGAAGAATCAATTGCCCACAAAAGAAGATGGTGGTGAAGTAATGGAGTTAACTGATAAAGAGATAAAAGATTATAAAGCCAAAGGTTACCTTGTCGAAATGGCTGATGGTGGAGGTATTAAAGAAGAGTCTGGTTATGAATATAAGAAGGATGGGGACAAGTACCTAACTAGAAAGAAGGGTGCAGAAAACTGGATAGAAGCATCGGGTAAAGCTCTAGCTTCTATAAAGTATAACATATACGGAGAAGGAGAAAACCCACAGTCACCTGCAGAAAAAGAAACAGCTATTATAAATAGGATGCGTTCAACATTTCACGCAAGAGATGATGAAGGATTCTGGAGTACTGAATACGAGAAGCTATCTCCTAAAGAACAAAAGATACATGAGTACAGTAGCGAATTAAAAAGTGGGGACAGAACTCACGACCCTAAATCAGCTGAGGGAAAAGCGTTTGAAGCATACGCTAAGAAGGTTGCATCGCCCGAAGCTTGGATGAAGTTGATGCCACAAACGATGGGGCAAGTATTTGACCCGTCTAACGATCCCAATAAGTTTAAATCTATAAAGAAGTCTTGGGGTAATGTAACTCCAGAAGATATAGAAACAACTCAAGATAGAGGTAGTTCTTTTGATGGATTAACAGATGAAGATGTTCAATTCGCAACTGAACAGAAACAACAAATGGATAAGATATATTCTGATGCAGATGTGATAAGTGCTCAGAACGATGAAAGGTCAAAGGCACTTCACAACCAACAAAGAGAGCAAGCTAAATGGGACTCTGGGGTTGACCCTGTTACAGGAAAGGTAATGTCTCCGTGGGAGATAACTAAGCAAACGCCCGAACAATACTATTCAGACCTTCATAATTCGGGTATTAAAGATATACTTGACTACTCAGGATTGACAACTCTAGCTGAACTTTCAGGTGTTGCTCCCGTATCAAGAGTTATTGACAACCCTAAAAAAACATGGGAAGGTATAAAGCAGACTGGCTCAGATATTTGGGCTGCCGCTGAAGTACAAGGTAGAGATTTATTTGGTATGGATCCTAATATGGATTACATGGCATCCGGAAACATAAACCCTAATACAGGAAAAGAATATTGGACAGGGGTGGATGAAACTTTTGATGCTCTAGCTGTAGCAGGTCCTTTAGTTGGGGCTCTTGGAAAATCTAAACCTTTTCTTAAAAAAGGTTTTAACTTAATTAACGAGGTGCCTTCTACTAGGGTGCTTTCAAAAACACCTCTACAAAGATTAGATGATGTTGGTGCATGGAATAGGTATCTAGGAAATGATACTAAAGGAGTCAGAAGTACAATAGCAAAACATACCGAGAAAGCTGAGTTAAAGCTTAATCTTATGAAAGAAAATCGTATGTTAAATAAACAGTGGAAAGCATCAGATAGAGGGGACGATATTGCAGCAAAGTATTGGAGAAAGAAAAGAGCTGATGTTCAGTGGGAAGGAAATGATGCCATTAGAAAGAAGTATCAAAATTTTAGACTAAAAAATAGCGGACTACCAATTGAGCACACAGGAAAGGGTGGTGGACAAGGTCGTATATATAAAAACCTCCTAGATGAAAATGAATACATAAAACTAGGAAGATTTCCAGGAACGGAAAATCAACTACAAAGTTTAATAGATGTAGGTCATGAGTTGAAAAAAACTGGAAACTTTGATAATGTAGCTTTTCCTACAAAAGGATTAACTTTGAGAGAGGGTGTTGACTTTGGAGGTAATACAATTACCACACAGCATATGCCAAAACTTTCCGGCTCAGGTTCATATGGTAGAGGTGACCTTGAAGAGACTGCGAATCTATTAAGACAGGTTAGAACTCTAGATAGGAAGGGTGTTGGAATTGATTATGTAGGACAGAACAACATAATGTTTGACCCAGCAAGTAAGAAGTATCAATTAGTTGATCTTAATTATGTAGGACCTTCTTCGAATAGAGCAAGTAATTCATGGTCTTGGAACAAGCTAAACTTAACGCCAAAAGAAAGGCTTGCAGAAAAGTTTGGAGGGAAACTACTTGATGATGCTGCAGATAAAATAAAGTTTGAAGATGCTATATTGCAATCGCCAGAATATAAATCTTATTTAAAAGAACAGGCTTTACTAAATCAACATAAATATGGTGGTGAAGTAATGGAGTTAACTGATAAAGAGATAAAAGATTATAGAGCCAAAGGTTACACTGTAATTA